GCTGATTTGGAAATCAACCAATACATTGAAGATAAACATAAAGGAGAAAAATGGGATGGTTTAGAGATTCATAAAGAACCATTTATTAAACTTAATCTCCTACCTAAACAAGGCACCAAGTACTACTACTCAATGCTTCAAGAGGAAATTAAGAATAATCCTGAAGGTGATGTAGCTAAGTTTATGGAGGATATGGATCCGATGCATGAGCTATGGGAGGCATTTGATGGTTTATCTGAAGCTGAAAAGAAGCTCATTGCTAAACAAATTGACCACCAACTTAAAGAAATTGCTAATCAAGTCAATAAAAATCATGGTGTTATACCAGGTGAATTAAAAGACTATGTCTTGGGCTTATTTGAGACTGTAGAAGCAGTATTGGATTGGAAAGCATACCTACGACGTTTTAATGGTATGTCTCAAAAAATTCTTACTAAAAAAACTCGTCGTAAACCATCTCGACGTTATCCATCTAATCCTGCCCTTAAAGTAAAGCCTAAGAAACGTACACTCGTTGCCATAGACACATCAGGTAGTGTAAATAACAACGAGTTAATTGAGTTTTTTAACGAGATCTATCACATGTATAAAACAGGAACTGAAATTACAGTGGTAGAATGTGATGCTAAGATTCAACGAGAGTATGAATATAAAGGTATATTAGAGGAAATTAAAGTAGCAGGACGTGGTGGTACTGATTTTGAACCAGTCATGGTTTATCTAAAAGAACATCAAAACAAATTCCAGAATCTAATTTATTTCACTGATGGTGAATGTAATGTACCTGAAACTAAGCCTACGAAGCCTATTTTATGGGTTCATAGTTCATGTTCAAAAATTAATGAAGAATTACCAGGTGCTAAAATTAAAATTACACGATAATATTCAATCCAGTCTTTTTTAAATCTTAAAATGAAAGATTTGGCTTCCAGTAAAATAGATGTTATCTTTATATTATAATAAAAAATAAGAGTTATGGATCAATTTAAACAAACATTAATCGACGCAATCCAAGATAATATAGAAGAAATGATAAATCCATCACGTGAATATACTGATAAGGAAATCATTTGGCAGCGTGGTTATAATCAAGCACTTCAAGATATGTTAAATGACTTTACTGAAGATTATGATAAATTTATTAATGATTTAATTAAGTTTAATTTAAATTAATAATTAACATGCACCAGTGGCGAAATAGGTAGACGCAAGGGACTTAAAATCCCTCGAACAGTAATGTTTGTGCCGGTTCGATTCCGGCCTGGTGTACAAAAAGGGGAGACTAAGGTTTCCGGCTACAAGTTGATCGCGACAACAAGGTAGGTAGCCCCTTAAAATATGGTCCGGTAGCTCAGCTGGATAGAGCATCGCACTTCTAATGCGACGGTCTCAGGTTCGAATCCTGATCGGATCACTAGAGCATTGGCGTATATCTCCTCAAGCTTATACCTTGTAGAAAGAGTAATTGGTCACATGAGAGTTCGAGTCTCTCTTCGCCAACCAAATTTGGCTTCTGCCATTTTTGTTATTATATTTATATAAATAAATTAATTAAATTTTAAACATGAAAAACGCAATTTTTGCACTTGCACTAGCAGCCGTAGCTGTATCCTGCACCCAAGCTTCTGAAGAAGTATCTACTGAAACTATCGTTGATAGTACTGCTATTTATGAAGATGCTGCTTATGGTGATACTACTGTCACTGTAGAAGGTGAAGAAGCTTCAGCTGAATAATACTGAGTCTAGCCTGAAATCCAGGGGTAGTAATACCTCGGGTTGACTTCGGAGAAAAGACTTCAAAGGGAGAGTACGTGAACCGATAGCGTCTTAGAAAAAACCTCTCATTTGCCTTCTTAGCTCAACTGGTAGAGCAACTGATTTGTAATCAGTAGGTTGTGGGTTCAATTCCTATAGAAGGCTCAGCTGTTATCTGATCTAGCGCTAGGACGGTAACAACCATTGGAGGAAGCTAGTCTCATGAATGGTCCTGTAGGTTGCCGATTTATTCGGGGAAAAGTACTCCTACCAGGTAGAGTAGGTGGGGTCCGATGTAGGATGAAGCTCTACCATTTATTCTTTCTTAGCTCAGTTGGTTAGAGCATCTGACTGTTAATCAGAGGGTCCCTGGTTCAAGTCCAGGAGAAAGAGCAAATTTGTTATATATGAAACTGTTTATACCTTTAATCTGTTACAACCATACCGCTAATACTGAGTGGATGATGTCTACAATGAAGTTACTTAATTATGTTAAGAACAAAGAGATTGCAACTACATTTTATCCTATATTCTTTGAAAGTCTTATTTCCAGAGCACGCAATGCTGCGGTAGCTCATTTTCTGCAAGATAAAGAATCAACCCACCTTTTATTTATTGACTCCGATATCATCTATGAACCCGAAGATGTTATTAAACTTATTGAATCTAAAAAAGATGTTGTAGGAGGGATGTATCCTAAAAAATATATTAAATGGGAACATATCAAGAAAAATCCAGATGCTGAGCGAGTAGATTTTCCAGTTGGTACCTCTATTATAAATAAAGACGGGTTTATAGAAACAAAATACGCCCCTACTGGTTTCCTTCTTATCTCTAAAAATGCTATTAATAAACTTACAAAAGCTCACCCTGAACTAAAATATCAAAATGATATAGATGGGTATGGTTATGGAGAGGGATTCTATAACCTATTTAATGCTGGTGTTAGAAATGGTGTATATGAAAGCGAAGATTGGGGGTTTAGTTCACTCTGGCGTAATTTAAAAGAAAAAGTATATATTCATCCTGAAGTTAATCTTAAACATGTTGGTTGGCATGAATATGAAGGTAACTTAAAAAAATATATCTTAGAAAATAAATGAAAGTAATCTTTGCACTCCCTGGTAGATCATATTCAGGTCGTTTTTTACAGTCATGGACTGAATTAGTTCATGCTTGTTTAAAAAATGATATCCAACCCATCATGTCTCAACATTATTCTCCAGTAGTATATTATGCTCGTAATATGTGTCTAGGAGGAGATAATTTAAGAGGAGTAGATCAGTTACCATTTAATGGTCAAGTCGACTATGACTATATTATGTGGATAGATTCCGATATAGTATTTTCTCCTCAACATTTTTTTAATCTTTTACAACATGATAAAGATATTGTCTCTGGTCTTTACATGATGTCCGATAATACTCATTATGCTACAGTGGAAACATGGGATGATGAGTTCTTTAAAAAACATGGCTCTTTCCAGTTCCTAACTAGAGGAGCAGTTAAAGTTAAAAAAGGACTATTTAAAGTAGACTATACAGGCGGTGGTTGGATGTTAGTTAAAAAAGGTGTATTTGAATCTATTAGTTATCCTTGGTTTCGTCCTGAATATGTTGAGTATGAAATAAATGGTAAAAAAATAATGGATTTCACTTCAGAAGATGTTGGTTTTTCTAAAGCAGCAAAACGTAAAGGGTATAATATATGGATTGACCCATCAATTATTGTAGGTCATGAAAAAATGATAGTACTATAAAGCTATATATGTATATGTAGATGGATATAGATAAGATATTTGATCTATTTGGTTCAGCAGATTTTGACACTCCTTTAGAGAAAAAAGCCAAAGCTGCTGATGATCTTATATTGATCCAAGAAACACCTATGTTTTGGATTGGTATGTTTAAAAAGATTATCCTAAACAATCAAGTATTTTATCACCAATTAAAAAACCACCTCCCAGAAGAATTATTAAAAGAAATAGCTCAGGGGGATGATTTGGCTAATATGGTTACATATTCAAGAGCATGGTTTTATATCTCTAAACTAGATTTAAAACGTAGATTAGATATAGATGCATTAACAGCTTTTACAGATAATGATCTACTTTATGCTTCAGAGATGGCACTTCGATTTTTTGAAGGTAAAGAAGAATACGAAAAATGTGCTTATTTAAAACAAATCCAAGATGTAATTAAAATACTTATCAAGTAAACTTGATTCCCCAATACATCTACATTACCTTATAACCTAATAAAAATATTTTATATGAGAAATCCAGAAATCGCCATGAACAAGGTTGAAAAGCTTGAAGGCAAATTAAAAACTATGTACGTAATGCTTACCCGCCCAGGTACTACAGCTGATCAATACAAGCAGCTTATTACAGAAGCGGAAGAAGTTATTGCTGATCTTAAAACAATGATTCAACGAGTAGGTTAATCTAAATAAAAAGTTATGAAACTCACAGCAGAACAAATTCAAGACAATTGGAATGTATTTCTAGGTCTTATTAAAGAACATATTTCTTCACCTCGCAAAGAAAAACTCTTAGACTTTTACAATCAGTATGCAGATCGTATTATATTTATGCCTGCGGCTCATAAAAAAGAATATCATAATGCTTTTCCAGGTGGTTATGTAGAGCATGTTATTCGTGTTGTAAATTGTTCTCTTAAACAGCATCAATTATGGGCTGATGAAGGAGTAGATACAAGTACATATACTATTGAAGAACTTGTATTTGCTGCAATCAACCATGACCTAGGTAAAATGGGAGATGAAGAGAATGAAGCTTATATTCCTCAAACTGATCAATGGCGTAAAGATAAGCTAGGTGAAGATTATACATTTAATGATAAGATCGCATTTGCTTCAGTTCCTGACCGAGGTTTGTACTTGCTTCAAGCTCATAATATCCAATATACTTTCAATGAAATGATAGGTATTCAAACTCATGATGGTTTATATGATGAAGCAAATAAGAAGTACTTTACAGGATTTACTCCTGAAGTTAAACCACGTACTTCTCTTCCTTATATTCTCCATTTTGCAGACATGATGGCTGCTCGTATTGAGTTTGAACGTGAGTGGATGCCTAAATTTAAAAATGGAACTGCTAAACCAGCTCCTACCAAAAAACCAACTAATACTCCTTCAGCTGTTAAACAAAAAGCACTTAGTGGTGTTAGAAGTGAAGGATTAAAAAATTTATTAGACAGTATATGATAATTTCTATTATTATACTTTCGGTTACGGTCGTGATCTTAGGATTCACGACCTTTAACCTTCTTAAAAAGGTTGAACGATATGAAGATGAACTTACTAAAAGACAAGAAGCTATTATTTCTTACCAGGAATATATTAATGGTCTTGGCAGTACAATAGAATTTATGACTAAGCGAATTGATGAAATTGACGCTAAAGGCTCTTTCCAAAGTGATGATGAGGTAGGTTTTTTCTTCGATAGACTTAAAATGCTAAACGAAATGATAAGACCCTACAACATTAAACTATGAGCGAAATAGTTCCTAAAAAGAAAAAAGGTATACAATATTTTACTCAAGAAACAGAGGATGCTATTGTAAGATATAACAAATCAATTGACCCTGTAGAAAGAGAAAGAATATACCACAGATATATTCACTATGCTTTTTTTAAGTTAACTGAAAATATTATTCATACTTTTAAATTTTACTATACTGAGGTAGAAAATATTGAGGATCTCCAACACGAGGTAATTACCTTTCTTCTCTCTAAGATGCACCTATATGATCAAACTAAAGGATCTAAGGCGTACTCTTATTTTGGAACTATTGTTAAAAGATATTTGATTATATCTAATACGCGAAACTATAAACGTAGAATTGATAAAGCCCCAGTTGAAGGATTAGATGAGAATGAGAAATACTCTTACCAAATTGAAGAGACTTTAAGTAATGCTCATGATGATAAACTCTCATATTACATAGACAAGTTTACAAATTACTGTACTGAAAATATTTTTGAGTTATTTCCTAAAGATGAGGATGCACAAATTGCAGACGCTGTCCTAGAACTATTCCGTAAACGCGACAGTATAGACATCTTTAATAAAAAAGCGCTATATATCTACATCCGTGAACAAGTAGACGCTAAAACCCCAAAAATAACCAAGATAGCAAGTCAGTTATATGATATATTTAAATCTAATTATATACATTATTTAGAGAATGGTTATGTAGAGTTTAAATAAATATATTTATAACCATGAGTCAGTTTGATAAAGTAATATTTGGTAAAAAGAAATTCTCTAATATTTTAGAGGAAATCTATGATAACCAAAAGAAAAAAGATAAGCAGATAAATGCTCTTATCAATGAATTAAAACCTATGATTGAAGAAATAGGTGATGCTACTCTCTTAGTCCCTTTAATTAAAGAATACCTAGAAATGGGCATCAAGAATGATGACCTACTAATCAGAATGGCAGCTTTAGCTCAACGTGCCTTAAATTCTGAATCTACAGATGCTGGTCTAGGTATATCAGATGAAGAAAAACAACAACTACTTGGTGAGATAAGCAAGTTTAAAACTGAGGAGTAATGGCTGACTTTGTATATGGCTTAGCAGGTCTCAGTGATATAGTATCCCCAACTTCTATTTCTGGGGGTGGAGGTGGTTCTAGTTTTATACCTGTTAGAGTTGTAGATATTGTCTTAAATGGTGATCATCCTAGATTTGGTGAAGTAGGAGAATGGAATGGTATAGGAACTATATTTTATAATAGTGTAACAGACCCAACAACACAAAATAATACAGATAATCAGGCTAAACCTGCTTTCTCAAACATTAAACAATTTCCATTAATTAACGAGATTGTATATCTTTTTAGTCTTCCTTTACCTAATTCTCAAGAAGAATTTGATTCACAAGGTAACTACTATTTTACCCCAATTAATATTTGGAATAGTCAACATCATAATGCTGTACCTAATGGTTTAGTATTAAACGCTGAAAATGCTTCTGATTATTCATCAACCCGAGCAGGACTTGTAAGAAGAGTACAGGATGAAGGTACTGATATATTTTTAGGTAATACTTTTGATGAAGAACCAGATATCCATCCTCTTTTACCTTTTGAGGGAGATTTGATCTATGAGGGTAGATGGGGTAATTCAATCCGTTTTGGTTCTACAGTTAGTGGTTCTTCTAATGATTGGTCTGTAACAGGCTCAAATGGTGATCCTATTACTATAATTCGTAATGGTCAAAATCCAAACATACCAACAGATGGATGGGTTCCTACAGTAGAGGATATAAATAGAGATTTATCTTCTATATACCTTACAAGCACTCAGAAACTCCCAATTAATGTAGCAAGCTCTAACTACAATAGTTACTCATCCTACACCCCTACAATCCCTAATCAATACTCAGGTAAACAAGTTATCTTAAACTCAGGTAGATTAGTATTTAATTCAACCTCTGATCATATTTTATTAAGTTCTGCACTAACAATAGGATTT